GAATATAGAGATTTTTATGACCGACTATACCAATATCTCAAACAAGATACACTAGGCAAAGCATTAATAGATTCTGTTGAAGAAATCTTGACAAATTATTTTATACATGGTGAAGTTCCCAATGAAGAGCGATATCATAATGTGGTTGCATTGACTCTGCCCGAAACATATAAATTAAACTATATCGTAGAAAACAAGAAACATTTTATCAACTTGGGCTTTGCTGTAGGAGAAAGTTTTAGAGAAATAGAACCCAGTATTGTAGACTTACAAACAGCATTGATGAAAGACGATAGTCAAACTTATCCTCACAAGATCTATTCTATCATAGACATCGATAGATGGGTCTATGAATTCAGCGAGTACGAGATACACAAACATGACCCAGTAAGTCATATGCATGATCAAATGTATACCAAGTTTCTTATGAAAACTGATATTGTTAACATTAATAATCCATACCAACACCAAGACGTTGAGGATACGTATGATGGTAATAAAATTGCTGCACACGCAACTATTCCTATTATCCCTATTGCCAGCACAACAGCAGACGGAAGAATTTTATGAACTTAATTGGCTTTAATAATTCTAACATAAACAGAATGTTAGAATCTATTGCAGGAAAGCATCTACTGCCCACTGTGTCTCTGTGTCATCATTGCCATAGACATATTCCAGCATGGCGATATGAGAAAGACAACAAAGTTTACATGGTAAAGAGTTGTGCTATTCACGGCATCAGCCATCACCTAATCGAAAATGATTATGAGTTCTACTCGGGGCTATACTATACACAAGATAATCCCAAATACAATATGAACGGTGGAGTGCTTATAGAAGGCAGCGATAGATGCAATCTAGAATGTCCTCACTGTTATCATTTGCCAGACAATGACGTCAAGGATCCTTCTATTGAAGAATTGGTTAGACAAGTACTAACTATGCCATTAGGTGATCCAGACGGCGTTCATCGTATTATACTTGCTGGTGCAGAGAGTACTCTCAGACGAGATTTTCCAGAAACTGTGGCTGCTATACGAGGACTGCACCCGGATGTTCATGTCAGTGTACTAACCAACGGTATCAGATTCAACGACAGCGATTTCTGTAGACGCAGCGTAGAAGCCGGATTGCATGCTGCCAACATAGGACTAAATCATCCTGACTACATTAACAATGAAACTGTGAGAAGAAAACAAATTACTGCCATAGAAAACATGATGAAGGAAGATGTTTCTGTAGGATATATTGGATACACTATGGTGGGATTCCACGAACTAGATTATATACTAAATGAAATTTGGACTAATGGTTGGACTCCCAAAACTTTCAGGATCAGACTAGGAGCCGAGATTGGTAGAAATGCCACTACTGAAGTCTCTACAGTTAGTGATTTATATAAAGCTGTTGAGCAATGGTGCCTTGTTCGAGAAATACCTTTTAGTAGAATCATCGAAGCAGACAACAACATATACCATGTGATGGTCGAAATGGGGGATAAATGTTTGCGATTGATCAACTGGTGTGATGAAACCAACATTGACATGGAAGAATTGCGGAGTGGTCCGTGGTGCAATTTTGTGCCTGACGGGATTACAAATTTTCTACATCAGGTCATCCGCCGAGACATATGGAAAAACAAAAGTATACCATTACCCGATGCACCGCCTCAGCGATATTTGTTAGCCAGACATCCTACAAAAGATCCTCTGGATCTTCTTAATCTACTTTAGTTGCTTGCCGATTATCATAAATCGAGTATACAAAGGCAATTCAAGTTCACCTGCCCAATATATTTCTTCTAAATGGCATTGTTCTTTAAACTGTTCTAGAGTGTTGGCAGTACGAACGTGTTCCGGAATATCATAGTTGTTGCTTTGTAGTATCAATAAACTACTATAAGGCATACCACTTAACCATAGATCGTATTGGTCTTGTGTGATATGTTCACAGCTGGTATTGATAACAACGTCGGCATCGCTGCGTATTTCACACATGTCTGCGGTAACTGCATGAAACTTTCCTACCATTTCTTCAATCTTGTTCATGTTGATGGCAATAGGTTTGCAGATAGGATCAATGTCAATGCTACGAATGTTAAGTATTGGAACGTCGCTTTGAAATAGCATACTGGCTAACACACCGACCCATCCACCGTGAATGTCCACTGTAACAAATTTCTTTACATGGGTACGAAGATTTGTAATCAACCACTCTTTACTTGTAAGCTGACCTGACCAGAATGCATCCATGGTTCGCATGGGATCTGGACTTTGGCGGATAGCCTGCATCCAATGATGTAAATGTTCAGTGTTTATTTGCATTTGGGTATTTTGCTATCTGCTGAACTTACACAACTTTCTGTAACACACGATCGAGATTGAGAAAATAATTTAAAACCCTCGGTTAAGGTTCCTAATGGTGCATCATGACAACTATAGCTTCGTTTTACTTCATCACCTCTTATTATAACACTTTGATAACCAGCATTGCAATTCCAATCTTTAAATTTATTAAAACCAAATGCATTAAATCGTTCTGCTTGATCAAACAGATATTCCTTTCCATCTACATCATACAAGGCTATTTGATAAGTGTCTTCACCATTTGCACGTTGCGGAAATCCTGTTTGCATTTTATTAATCATGTCATCGGTGTATCCATCGACAATCGAACTAGCTGTAGGATCGCTTTGAGGTTTAAGTGTTACATTGATTCCGCGAGCATGAAAACGTTCCATTCGAGCATACAGTTCGTCAAATTTTGCTGGCACCATTACTTGATTAATAGTAACGTGTACTAGTTCATATTGTAACTGTAAACACTTGTCGCCAAATTCTTGTTCTTTGGCAAACTCATCATGAAAACTGGCAGTAATACTTCTGCGTTGCAACAATGCAGTATTGGCACACCACGTGTTCCACCATTTGCTACCTGGACTTAGGTTGGTGGTCATATGTACACTCTGATACTCAGATTCCAATTCGTCTAGATGCTTTACCAAGTCTGGTAATTGTTTATAAGCAGTTGGCTCACCTCCGCTGAACGACCAATGAAACTGGTTAAACCCATTAGCTCGTGCTTGACGCTTAATCTCGTCTACTGTAGATTTATATACTTCAAGCGGTTGGTGATCTATTCGGTCACTGCGAGCATAGGGCCAGCAGTATGAACAGTTATAATTACAGAAGCGGCCCAAGATCCAACTGGTAGAAAACAATGGGCGATGCAACATAGTACGCTGTCCAAATCTTACTATGCGGTCAAAAGGTATCTTGGTGAAGTCGTGCGTCATATTCTGACAGTATTTAACTACAAAAGCCTTGACCTTTTGCGTTTACGGTTATATACTGTATAAGTGGTCGTGAGTGGAACTTGGTATACCTCCGGTCCGTTGTGAAACGCATTTGGGCAAGGGCACCGTCTTAGACATCGCTTTGTAGGTTCGAATCCTACCGACCACACCAATTACTACGATAAGTAGAATAACATAACTTAAGGAAAACATTATGTCAAACACAGTAGAACAATTAAAAACAGCAATGGAAGAATTCCTATCAGAGGATGCCAAATTCGCCGCTGGCAATAATGCCGCAGGTACTCGGGCTCGCAAGGCTCTTCAGGAAGTAGGCAAGGCAGTTAAAGCTCGCCGCAACGAAATCACAGAAGAAAAAAATGCCCGCAAAGAAGCAAAAACAACAGCCTAACTACAACTCGGACACCGTGACCATAGATAGCAGCTATGGTGCGGTGCCTTATGAAACTATCATAGGCGGCAGTATGGGAACTGATACCATCACACTCAATAACACTCTGTGGTCTGGCGGATCAATAACATCACCTTACATCTACACTACTAACGTGACTAGTGGGGCTGGTACATATAATTGGAATAATACCTCATTGACCAACGGTAGTAGCACCGTTCACATCGATGCAGACGGCCTTACTATGAAGGAAGGTGCTGATATCAAAATTGGCGGTAAGAGTCTAACCAAAGCCATAGAGCACATTGAAGAACGGTTGGGTATTCTAAATCCCAATCCGGCACTAGAAGATCGTTGGGAGCAGTTAAAAGAACTGCGTCAGCAATATGTAGAGATGGAACGAGATCTTCTCGAAAAAGAGAAGTTGATGAAGATTTTAAAGGAAGCATAATGAATGTTCGATTACTCAGCTATAGTCAACCCACCCAGGAATTTGCAGACCTTGGCATCGCAGATGCACAGGAACTCATTGCGTATTGCGCCCGTGTCAGCAATCCCTCCAATCAACTCAACACAGACACATCAGAAAAACTTATCAGATACTTGGTCAAACACCAACACTGGTCACCACTCGAAATGGTCTCTGCCTGTATCGAAATCACTACAACTAGAGATATTGCTAGACAAATCTTGCGTCACCGAAGTTTCAGTTTCCAAGAATTTTCTCAACGCTATGCTGATCCAACGAAAGATCTCAATTTTGTTACAAGAGAAGCTAGACTTCAAGACCCCAAGAACAGACAGAACAGTGTCGAAGTTGATGATCAACTGTTACAAAATGAATGGTACCGTGCTCAACAACGAGTCATCTATGCTGCCAAACGAGAATATGAATGGGCTATTGCTAACGGCATAGCTAAGGAGCAGGCCCGTGCTGTATTGCCCGAAGGACTTACAGAAAGCAGATTATATATGAACGGTACATTACGTAGTTGGGTACATTTTATTGAACTGCGTTCAACAAACGGCACACAGAAAGAACATCAAGAAGTTGCTGTTGCCTGCGCTAAAGTTATTGCAGAAATATTTCCTATGACTACGGATTTGACAGGATGAGCACTTTAGAGAAATTAAAAATTATTGTTGAAAAAGAATCTGCTCGTTCATTAGAAGATGATGAAATTAGTAGTACTTGGGAAGAACTAGATTTAGATAGTCTCTCTATGATTTCAGTTTTGCGAGATGTAGAGGACGAATTCAAAATTGTTCTTGAATACAATATATTCAAAGATCATAAAATTACCTGTATCAATGATTTTTCGGAATACATAGATAAAAAATTATGATTGAAAAATTTATTGTATTTGGTTCTTGTCATACAGCCGGAGTTGAATTGTGGTCTGATAAAACCATTCCCGACTATTCAAATATGGATCCGTTAATTGCCGCAGTTAGATCAGATCCTAGAGTTTATATTGATCATATTCAAAATGGTAAATTTAACAAAGATATTCCTGAACAGATAGAATATGAAACAAATAATTCGTGGGTTAACGCATTAAGAGATCATTTTCCTAATACTGAAGTTATCAATACTTCAGTGGCGCAGAGTAATTTGAAGAATTTCTTAAAAGCATCAACCTATTTTTTACAAAATCAAATTGATAAAACATCAACCTGTATTATTATAGAAATAACTGAGCCTACTGGAATTACTGTGTGTCAAGACAACATGTTAAAATATGGTAGCAAACAACACTTAGGGTTTTATTTTGATGAACACCAGGCCGAGTTGATGAATTCGTATCTCGACTCTTATGAGAGTGCAAGATACAGAGCTTACCTAGATATAGTTTTTCTTTATAATTTAATTGGCAATCTAAGAAATCAAGGATACAATGCTCAATACTTCATGTGGAACCGAACTCCTTGGACTCGGTTGTTGAGTAGCACTGATCCAATCAAGATGTTTCAACCACAAAGCAATGACACCGACATGTTTGATAAATTGTTTCATGAATTTTTACAAAATTCTCTAATCACTGTCGAACAGGAAACTGAAATAAAACAAATTCCCTTGTTGCCGCATGGACATATGCGACTTGAGGCACACGCATTATTAGGTAAATTTATCAGTAAACGAATTATGGAGATAGTATGAAGCTATGGTCGTATTTTGATGTACCGAATTGGGAAGATATGAGAGATCGTATCAACCAAAGGTGGGCCGACGAATATCCCAGAATGAAGATGCTAAATTATTTCCCTAATCATGTAATATACGAAACTGTTCCAGATTTAAAAGATTGGTTAGATTCTCAAGGCATAACAGTGTCCGGGTTTGGCATTTTTATTTTTCAATACAATACCACCGATAGCAAAGTGCATGTGGATATTGGAAATCCCACAAACTATAGATTTAATATTCCATTAATGAATACCGATACCAGCCATACTGAGTTTTTTGAAACTGTTTGGGATAAAGGTGTAGACATTCAGAATTTAGATGCCACAGAAGATTCACCGGTTAGGGAATGGGAGTACGGCGACGAGGGCACACTGCTCGACGGGTTTGTATTAAACCAACCGGCTATATTACACGTGAGAGTACCTCACAGAGTTAGAGTCACCGAAAACAAACCAAGAATTTGTTTGACTGCTTGTCCGATTTCCGACAGTCAATTGTTGAGATTTTTATGATAGGCATTGATATTACTGCGATTAAGAGATTTAAAAAATCCACTGAATCGTTAGCAACAAAAATATTAACCCCAGACGAGATGTTAGAATATAATGCGGTGAAAAATAAAGCAAATTATCTAGCAGGAAGATGGGCTTGTAAGGAATCTGTATTCAAAGCTACAGGCCTAACTAATGTAACAGTATTATCGGATCCTAACGGTAAACCATACGTTAAAGATCATCGAGATATCATGGTCAGCATAAGTCACGATCAGTCTTATGCAGTAGCAATGGCTGTTCAAAAAAACGTTTAAAAAATGGAAGAACTTAATAAATTTTGTCAAAACTACGAAGTGCGTGTTCTAAACGATTCCAAGCGTAGGGCACGGTATCATCCTCCTAAGTTTTTCACAGACCCTTGTCGTGCTGATCTTATTCGCAATGACATCATAGAGTACGAAACCGAAAAAGTCTATACAGTAGAAATACCCGAAGGTAGACTTCGCACTCTAGTCGAAATGGAACGTAGGTTCTTTAACTATGTTGCACATCACGACAAGCCGATTGACATGTTTCAAACACTTATGGACAAGGAACGTGAAGAAGCTCATTATAGAAATACCAATCAAGCTGTTAAAAAAGCCTACGAACAGTATTCGATTATGCTTAACCTAGCAGGATATCAAAAAAAGTTTTGATTCATTTTGAATAGATATTGACAGGTTTATAGAAAGATAGTATAATTAAGTTGTTCAGCAGAATAATCATTAAGGAATAAAAATGCGTAGTCATTATTGGACGATTGGAAAATTTGCAGATTGGCTTCGTGGTACGCCAAAGCTCAAGTGTGGCACCAGTGAAGAATGGGATGCTTGGTACACTGAAGCGGCAAAAGCACATCCTATTCGTTATTGGATTGCTGAAGAAGGTCTTGATCACCTACAAAAATTTGTCTACTACATACCGGATAAACTAAATGATGTTCGCTACTATATTAATAACCGCTGGGTTTCTCACAGTCATGCTCTTACCGCACATCCTCGAGACATCAAACCGGGTGCTTGGAGTGATGTCGGCAGTCGCTTTCTTCCTTGCCTCTTCAATGAGCTTGTGGACTTTGTTGAAATAGAACAAGCATGGCATCACTGTATGTGGAGTGATGAAGCCAAGACTGAATTTGAAGTGCCGTGGTGGCGCAAGGGTTGGCTACGACTACGTACTTGGCGCAGTCCAGAAGCAGGCATGGAATATCTCAAATGGGCTAGTGAACTTACTGTAGGCGAAGATATGGGAGTAGCAACTGATGGCAAAGGCTACGGCGAACCAACTTATCAAGCCAAGGCCGCTAAGGAAATTATCGAGCTTTACACTTGGTGGACTGTGACTTATCGTGCTCGTCCTGATCCCTATGATGCCAGTGGCTGGACTGCTCACTGTGAAGCTATGCGAGTAAAGTATCCTGGCAGTTTCTTCTCTAGTCTAAACAGCAAGGATGCTGAAGACAGGAAAGCCAGCGACAAGGCTCATAAACTTCTTACCAAGATTGAAAAGGCTTATGAAGCAGAAGATGAAGCCATGATGATTCGTCTTATTAAAATTCGCGAAAGTCTTTGGACATGATATGAGCATATCAGATCAACACGAACACTGTATTGAAGATTTGTATGCCAAGTATCTACAGTTCACGGCTGTGATGTTGGAAGACTACAAAGATATAGAAATAGCCGGTGTCATGATCACACAGGCGCTCAGCATGTATAGAACTGTGTTACCAGAAGAAGATTATCAACGCATGGTAAAAAGCATATATGAAAGAAGAAATGATGTCAAAACCTTCGACTGAACTCGAGCCACAGACTCCGGCGGAAGGACTACTTAAACGCAACAACTACGGCGATGCAATCACCTATCAAGTCACTTGCGAATGTCACGACGCCAATCACGATCACAATGTTTGGGTCGAAGCAGACGATCATCGAGTGACTGTTACTACTTACACCACACAAAAATCCAAATGGTGGAGTCTAAATCGTTGGCAGACTATTTGGATTCTGCTAACCAAAGGTTATGTTGAGTATGAAGCCAACATCATTATGACTGAACAGCAGGCATTGAACTACGCAGAAACACTGAAGAAAGCAATTAAAGATGTCAAAAATTTCAAGCAGTCCTGAACGGCATACCTTTCAATTAGAAGGTGCCAAGCGTCGAGCTGCGATTGAGGGCGAAGAAGTCCCAGAGTTTTACGAAAACTTTTGGAAAACTGCCAAAGAACAAGATGCGGAAAATCTTTTAGATCCAGAGTGGCAAAAGAACAACATGCAATATGATCTTCGCAGTACCTCATGGATCTGTGACAAGGCCAAAGCCAGTGACGGATATGCTCAAAATATCTATGCGGCCATATGCAACAATGACTTTGTCAAATTGGAAGTTGTGCCTATTCTTAGACAAGATCCGGACAGAGATTTCTGGAGTGCCTCCTGGAGAAGTGCCGGCGGTATTGTAGCTGACATGCTGGAAAAAGGTGACTACATCGATTGGTACTGTTCAGGCATGGGTGAAGGGTTGGGTAATGGTGATCCTGATCATGTTAAAGGATATGTACCGGAAGGTTGCATTACCGACGAGATCCGGAATGATCTCCAACGTCTTGGCTGGGCAATCGTGCCTGGTGGAGATTGGGAAAAATTTACTTAAGGAGATTGTGTTAGTATCATGAACTTTGAACTATACGAAGTTTGGGCAGTGGATGAAGCCGGTCACGAAGAATTGGTAGAAACCACCAGCAGTAGGAAAGAAGCGTTAGAAATAGCAGAAGCCAATCTTGGATTGGGTGTTATGGAAGCCATTGTGTATCAAGAAGATGAGAATGGCGACTTGCATGAAATCAAGCGATTTGGACATGGTTGACAAACTCGCAGTTTGGTGCTATAATATATGTATTGTTTAACAACAGGAGTGACTCTATGGTAACCAAACTAAAAAAAGCAAGTATTGCTATCCGCCAAAATAAAGGACGTGATTTAAGTCCAAAATGGGATGACCACGAAACCTTCACTGCTGATGAATTTAGTCGACACTTCCGGATGGCTATGAGTTATTATCGTTTGGAAGCCAGCGCCAAAGAACTCAAACCCAAAGTTATTAATTGGATGAGCAGCCAGAACTATCCAAAAGATGTTATCAAAGCATTCAAAGATACTAAAGACAATCGTTGCGGCGCAACCGTAGGCGCTATTGCTGCTAACCTACTTAGAGGTATGCCTTCGGTCAGAGCAGACTTCAATGAGGGTCGTAACACCGCAGAATGGTTAAGCAAGTCTATTGCCAAGATCATCGACGAGGGCAAGCACGACGAAGTTGAACTTGAGGAAGGCGCAGTAGAAATCAAACCCGCTGTATATACTCCCAGCATTCAAGAACGACTGCGTGAAGTTGCGCTAGGAATGACTGAAGAAATTGAAGATGCCATTGAAGCGTTTCAAACAGATCCTGAATCTTTTGATCCAAAAGCATTTAAACTTTTAAATCTACTGAGGGGTCGTCAGGCCAAGGCTGCTCACGCTCGTGTCATTAAAACATTATACACTCGAAACTACGAAGAATTAGTAGAAGCGGCCACTACCAAAGACGAGCAGTTGAAAGAAGGGTATGCTCATTTGAGCAAGGCCAATCTGAAGAAGATTACACTGTTCTACAGCGAAATCCTTTCAGCCTGTGATATGCTGGCACAAGAAGCCAAGGTCAATAAAAAGCCTCGTGCCAAGAAGCCCACCGACAAAGCCAAAGTTGTGGCCAAGATGAAGTATCTCAAGCAGGACGAAAAACTTAAATTGGTTTCTATCAATCCGCAAGATATCATCGGTACCAAAGAACTGTGGATCTACAATGTCAAATCACGTAAATTGGGCAAGTATGTGGCTGCTGAATTCAACGATCTTGCAGTCAAAGGCACCACAGTTATTGGTTTTGATTCAATAAAAAGCGTTCAGAAAACCCTGCGCAAGCCGGAAGAACAGCTCAAAGAGTTCAAGGCTGCAGGCAAGGTACAGTTACGCAAGTTCTTAGATGATATTAAAGCTGTGGATATCAAACTCAACGGTAGGATCAACGAAGATACAGTGTTGTTAAAAGTACAATAACAAAGTAAATTCTCAGTAAAAAGCGGGCAGACGCCCGCTTTTTTGTTCATAGATAAATACATTACTATGAGCAATGTCAATAATTTATTAGCCGCACTGGGCGATGAAATCAACTCAATCGCACAAACCGCCGCCCCAGATGTCAAAGAAATAGCACGAAAAATGCCTGCACGATCCCTATCAGGGGATCACATATCCGGGGGTAAAATTCATAATTTCGCCAGCACCGGTATCACAGATACTGCTGTAAAAACTCAGCTTACTGTAAACAATGACGGTGTTACTGTTAAGAATCTGTTTGTAGAAAACATAGATAATCTCACAGTTGCCGGCACCCTCAAAACTAAAATACTAGTAGTTGATGAAATTAGAGCCGACATCAAATTTGAAAAAGATGTTCCTATTGTATTCTCAGGTGACACAATTGATGGCAAAGGATTGTTGTGGAGTGGTCAAGGGTATACCAAACAATTTATATTCAACTCTAATCCAGATAGATTTTTTGTATCTGAACACATAGATCTAGCAAAAGGTAAAAGTATCACTATCAATAATATCAAAATTATTGATGAAAAAGAACTAGGTCCTACTATTACAAAAAGTAATCTAAGAGAAGTTGGGCATCTAAAAGGACTTATAGTAGATGGCGGATTATCTGTAGGGCAGTTTATGGTGTTTGATGTCAACACCAGTAGACTAGGACTAGGCACAGACAATCCTAACTCTGCGTTTAGTATTGTTGACGACGGAGTTGAACTTGTACTAGGTGCCAAAGACACAGTTAAAGCATTTATCGGAACGTTTGCCGCACACGATCTAGAATTAGGCACTAACAATACAGCAGGTATAAGTCTACTAGCGGGTGGCAATATTGTTATAGGTAATCCCAATTCAGGGTATCATAAAGTATCAGTAATGGGATTGGTGGGTATAAACACTCAGACTCCTGATCAACGCAGTGCTCTACATGTCAACGGTGCACTGAAATTCAACGACAAGTTACACTTTAGCTCCAATGCTGCTCCCACAATGAACTCTTATACCAAAGGTGATATATGTTGGAATGACAATCCACAGGCCGGCAAACATGTTGGATGGGTATGTGTGCAGTCAGGTAACCCTGGCATATGGAACGGATTCGGTAGAATCGATTAATGCCTCGAGCATTGGTAATTGGCAATGGCGAAAGTAGACGCCATGTTGATATCAGTACATACACCGATCATGTTCTTATAGGATGCAATGCCATACACAGAGATCTCAATGTCAATCATTTGATCTGTTGTGATCGTAGAATGGCCGAAGAAGCTGTAAACAATCCCAATACCGAAGACACAGAAATCTATGTGCGTGATCATTGGCATCACTACTTCAGAAAAATAAGAAAAAACAAAAACATCAATCTTCTACCCGAGGTACCTACTCGAGGTGAATTAAAAAAAGATCAGGGCGAACATTGGGGCAGTGGTGGATATGCTGTGCTGTTGGCTGCTGTGTTAGGTCACCAAGAAGTCACAATGATCGGATTTGATCTGTATCCAATTGATCATAGTGTGAACAACATCTACAAAGGCACAGTGAACTATGCTAGAACAGGCGCTCAGGCAGTAGATCCCAGCTATTGGGTCTACCAGATTGGATCAGTATTCACGTACTATCCCAATACAACATTTGTGATCTATAATAAACAGGGCTGGAAGATGCCTCAAGAATGGCAAAAAAATAATGTGGAATTCATTGCGTTATAAATAGAAACATAGTATACTATTACAATACACACAGTAGCACAGAGGACTCTATGGCATCATCCCTCTTTAAACACTCTGCAGTCATCAAACTTGCTACCTACAAAAAGGAGACTAGAGATGGCAAAATATCTTTCAACAAAAACTTACGGCAACGACCGCGGACTTTCATGCTGTTTTAGACAGTGGAAAAGTACACATTCACATTGCTCATTGCTACACGGATACTCAATCGGTATCAAATTAATTTTCGAATCAGAAACACTAGATGACCGCAATTGGGTCATGGACTTTGGCGGACTCAAAGCATTTAAAGAGTGGAGTGAGTGGCAATTCGATCACACCACTGTAATGGGCAGTGATGATCCTCATCTTCCAAAGTTCAAAGAACTGGCCAAGTTGGGCAAGCAAGCAGAAGGCGGTGTACTGGATCTACGTGTTGTAGAAGCAGTAGGTTGCGAAAAGTTTGCTGAGTTAGCTTACCGAACTATGAACGAAATCCTAGAAGCATATAAACAAGGTCGTGGTTGGACACATCCAGATGGTCGTGTATTTGAAGCACGTTATCCTGTTGGTCAAGGTGTTAAACTTCGTAGTGCTGAAGTATTTGAACATGCTGGCAACTCGGCAATTTATGAGGCCTAATGAAAAGGCTTTGGCGTTTATGGGCTAAAGCACTAGGTGAAAAATCAGGTGCTACTGATCGAGAAGCTGATTCAGTAGCACTTGTTCGTACAGTTATTGTACTAACCTATATCATCACAAACCTGTTTATTATTGCTGGTGTCATCAGACATTGGTAAATAATAATATGCGTACATTTAATATTAACCAACTCGCTATCGGTAACAAATTACCCTTTGTTCTCATCGCTGGCCCGTGTCAAATAGAAAGTCAGGACCATGCAGAAGATACCTGTGCTAGGCTTATTGCTATCACAGCATTGCTTGGTATCCCGTTGATCTATAAAAGTAGTTTTGATAAAGCCAATCGTTCTAGCATTTCTACCAAGCGTGGAGTAGGGATCAAAGAAGGACTTGATATTCTCAATTCAATCAAGCACAGTTTCGGAGTGCCTGTGTTAACAGATATTCACGAATCGTGGCAGGCAAAGGAGTGTGCAGAAGCTGGCATCGACATACTACAAATTCCAGCATTCCTATGTAGACAAACTGATTTATTATTGGCTGCTGGAGAAACTGGCTGTGTGATTAATGTCAAGAAAGGTCAATTTCTTGCACCCCACGATATGAAAAATGTTGCAGCAAAGATTGCTTCAACTGGCAATGAACGTATTATGTTATGCGAAAGAGGATACACTCATGGATACAATAACCTTGTGGTGGACATGCGCAGTCTACCTATCATGGCAAGCACTGGCTATCCAGTGGTCTTTGATGCCACACATTCTGTTCAACAGCCTGGGGGAATGGGAGAAAGATCTGGAGGAGATAGGACCATGGTCCCGTACTTGGCGAGAGCTGCTATAGCCACAGGATGTGTATCAGCCCTGTTCATGGAATGCCACGAAGATCCAGATAACGCACCCAGCGATGGCCCTAACATGATCAAGTTAGATGATCTCTCAGAAATATTAGAACAATTGGTTGCCATAGATGGAATTGTCAAAAGAACAACGCCAACAAGCCAAGGCTGAAAAACGAGCTGCCAAAATGGCAGCACGTGGTGAATACCCAGACCTAGTAGTGCCTTCAGATCCCAACGATCCTATCACTGTGCTGTGTGTGAGATTCGGCAACAAGTACGGCCGTGAATATGTAGAACGTTTGCGCAATATGGTTTCAAGGCATCTCACAGTACCTTACGAATTTGCTTGCCTCACTGACGATCAACACGACATCCCCGGAGTGAGAAAAATATATCAACCAAATGCCAACTATGCCAGAGGATGGTGGCACAAGGTACATATGTTTGATTCTAAATTGCCTCTCAGAGGGAGAATACTTTATCTCGATCTTGATGTGGTCATACATGCCAACATGGACAAGCTCACTGGATATCATCCTACCAACTTCATAGGTATCCACGATTTCAATAGAAAATTTTATCCGTCGTGGAACTATCTCAATAGTTCGGTGTTGGCATGGACCCACGGAACACAGAGTCACATCTATGAGCAGTTCAAACAAAAGCCCTCAGACGCACAACGTCTTCAGGGAGATCAAGATTGGATTTGGAAATTATGCAAAGATAAGATTAAATTCTGGCCTAAAGAATGGATCATGAGCTATAAGTGGGAAATACGTAGCAGAGATGAGCTTACTGTTGCACATGGCGGAAGACAATTCAAAACTGTTCGAAACGATATAAGACCGCATCAAGAATGCAGTATAGCTGTGTTCCACGGGGAACCAAACCCGCAGGACGTTCAGGACAAATTTGTCGTTGACAACTGGCAGTGATGATGTTATACTTGTAGTATGACATTTACCACACATCAAAGTCAAGTTCGTACAATCAAACGAGGCGATCCCCGTTTTCGTATTGTTGACAAAGTTATAACCTGT